AATCCTCGGCCACCCCAAGTTCCCCACATGGTACCCAGGTCAGGACCACATCTACAGCTTGTTCATGGACTGGATGGGTTCGGACAAGCGATTCCTATGCGCTTCCATCTCCACAGGCTCTGGCAAGTCCTTGCTAGCAGCACTGCTCACATCCACATCTGGCCGACGCGCCGTCACCCTCACAGCCACCAAAGGCCTCCAGGACCAGCTATATGATGACTTTAGTTCTGTACTCGGTATGAAGGACATCAGGGGTCAGAACTCCTACTCATGCAACCTCATACCAGAGGTCAACGTGGATGAGGGTCCCTGTCATGCTGGTGCTTGGTGCCCTCACCGTGCTGGAGGCTGCACGTACTATGACCAGGTAGGGGTGTTCAAATCGGCCAGGGCTGGTGTCACGAACTATTCCTATTACCTGGCCCAGACCGGTCATGCTGATGGTCTCGGTCCTGTCCCACTCCTGATACTGGATGAGGCTCATCTGGCATTCAAGGCCATCGAGGGATACCTCCAGGTCTACATCAGCAGAGATGAGATTGAGTCAATAGGAGGCAGGCTCCCAAGAGGAGGATTCCCGGACTGGGATGGGTGGAAGTTGTGGGCCTACAGCGTGGTCAACATCGCCAGGGACCAGGAAGCGAAACTGAAACAGGAGGTATCAGAGAGTCCTGGTGACCAGGTGCCCAGTGCCATGGTCAGGGCCATCAGGAGGGTGGGTGGCACGGTGAGGAAGCTGGAGTCAATCTACAGTGCCCTGGGACCCTGGGTATGGGAGTCCAAGTACACAGGGTTCGAGTTCACCCCAGTATGGCCAGGCAGGTACAGCCAACTTCTGTTCCGGGACAGCGGCAAGGTCCTACTCATGTCAGCAGCCCTGACCCCCAAGACTGTCCAGCTTCTAGGGGTACCTGAGGATGACATGCTCTGGCTGGAGGTGCCCAGTTTCTTCCCACCAGAGAACACCCCCATCACCCATCTCAAGACTATCAGGGTAGACCACAGAGCCAGTGACGTGGACATGAGACAGTGGGTCAACAAGATGGACCAGGTCCTGGACCGTCGTACTGATATGAAGGGCATCATGTTTCCAGTCAGTTACGAGAGGAGGAACTTTTACATGGCCCATAGCCGTCACCAGACTAGGCTCTGGTCCCATAGCCAGAATGACGTGGTCCAGGTGGTCAACCAGTTCAAGAAGGCCAGCCCACCAGCCACCCTGGTCTCCCCATCAGTGACCAGTGGTTGGGACTTCCCATATGATGAGTGTCAGTACATAATCATCGGCAAGGTACCATTCGGAGATGGGAGGTCTCCGGTGAACAAGGCCAGGCAGACTGATGACCCGGAATATGGGAACTTCGAGGCCATGCAGACAATAGTCCAGGAGGCAGGTCGTGGGACCAGGTCGATGCAGGATGGCTGTGAGGTCATCATAGTGGATGACCACTGGTCATGGTTCTGGAGGAACAATAAGCAGTTCGCTCCTCAGTATTTCCACAGGAGGGTTAGGAACTCGGTAGACCTAGTAGACCATCTACCCAGAATAGGAGGTTAGAAGGACCCCAGGATACCAGCCCCAAATTAACAGGAGGTTAGAAACCTACCATGCAACAACCAATGCAACAGCCAGGATTCGGAGTCCCAGGTCAAATCCCAGGTCAGATGGTACCGGGTCAGGTACCGGGTCAGATGCCAGGTCAGCAGGGTGTGGTCCCGGCAGGAGCTACCCCAGCATCCTTTGACCCGGAAGCTATGACCGAGGGTGGTGGTGCTCCTGTCCAGGTCAACCTCACAATCAAGGAGGCCAGCATCGTCTACTATGACTACCAGGGAAAGGCTCCTCAGACGGTGGCGACTAGGCTAGTCCTGGTGACTGACCAGGGTGAGACCCTCAGCCCTCAATACTACAGCATCGGAGACCCTACCAAGTTCATGCCCAGTGCTGACGGTAGCCAGGTGATGCTCCTGGGCGGGTCCTCAGGGATTAACAAGTCCTGCAACCATGGTATCCTCATGAAGGGGTGCCAGGATGCAGGGTTTCCTAAGGACCAGCTAGGCACTGGTAACATCAAGGTCCTTGAGGGCCTGTACGCCTACTGGGATGGTGTAACGCCTCCTACCAGGACCGGTCTGGCTACCCAACCTGGCCAGCAACAGAGGAGGGAGAACATCGTTTCTGTGCCCACTATCATTCACCGTCTCCCAGGTCAGCAGAACAATGGGCAGGTACCGGTGCAACAAGTACAACAGGTAGTCCAGGCTCCTGTTCAACCTCAGCCCATCCAGCCCCAAACCCAATCTATCCCGGTAGCTGCTGCTCCTGTTCATCCGGTCCCAGTAGCTCCTGTGGCTCCGATGGCTCCGATGGCACCACCACCCCAGCCCCAAGCACCACAGATGGTCCAGCCTGCTCCTGCTCCAGTACAGGCCCCAGGTGGAGTGGACCTCAACGCCTATGCTCACGGTCTGGCAACAGCCCTGGGTGCCAACTTCTCCCTACAGCAGGCGATGAACCTGTGCTACTCACAGTACCCCAATGAGGGGTTCAGGGATGAACTGGCCACCTACATATTCAGCCCTGAGTTCTCGGCATCCCTGGCCCAACAAGGGTACCAGGTCCAGGGTCACCAAGTCTCCCGGTAATACCCAGGACAGCCGGTAATACCCAGGACAGGGTGGAGGTTCGTTGCTGTCCTTCACCCTGTTCATCCTAACCTAACAGGAGAACCTAATGCCTGAACTAGCTGAGATGGACTTTCCTCTAGGTGATGTGGCTGACCTGATGAACACAGCCGGTCCCAGGGCTGAGGGATGGCACCTGACCAGTTTGCTCGATGCCAGCAAGCTCATTGCTACTGGTAAGGAGGTCAACCCGGATGACTTCTGGTACACACCTCCTGAGCGTGGCGGCAGGGTAGAGGAGCAGTGGGATGACATGACCCTGGGTATGATGAACATGGGCAGGCTGTGGGAGGAGGCCAGCCGAGACCCATTCCAGGAGAGGCTCAGGAAGTTGGGTATGTTCGTTGACTCTCCCACTCAGAAGGACAAGGATGAGGTCTGGTGCAACGTAGATGGTCTGATATGGACCGGTCGCCCAATGACCCTGGTAGCCGTACAGGAGTCCAAGTTCAGGTTCGCTAAACCACATGACCCCAGGGACAATGCCAAGTGGATGGGACAGTGCAAGGGCTACTGTAAGGTGTTCGGATGTCTCAGTGTCTGGATGCCTATCTGCTTCATCCAGACCAGACCACCCCTGGTGGAGTCCCATATATACATGCTCAACTTCTCCCAGCGTGAGGTTGATGAGAACTGGCAGATGATAACCAAGACCAGAGACTATCTGGAACGATTAAGAGGAGGTCACTAATGCAGAACTGCTGCCCAAACACTAACATCCAATGGTTCCCGGACCCTAACATGCCTGGTACCAATAGCCTGGGGTGTACTAACTGTGGAGTGGTGTACGTGCCATGGACCCCACAGGAGATAGCACCTCCTGCTCCACCCATGGCTCCGTTCGAGGCACAGGTCATCAACGGTCTGAATGCCATCATGGCCGAGTTCGGCATCGAGGGAGCTAGCCCTGTGGCGGCTGGCCTGATAGGTGAGGACGGTGCTCCAGGTGCCTATCAGGTAGCCTGGGAGAACCTGGAGTCCCTGGTGCCTGAACAGAAGTCCTGGACCTCAGGTAAGATGGCCAGCACAATGACCAGGGTCCTAGCAGAGGCTACCCCCCAGGGTGGTGAGGGTGAGGAGGTGCCGTTCTAACATGGTGACCCTAGGGACCGGGAAATGCTCCCAGTGTCCCTATGTGGGAGAGTTGGGTGATGGACTATGCACCTCCTGCTATGACAAGCTCATTACCCAACAATCCTCCCGCAAACCCAGGCCGGGATACAGCCTGCATCTGAGCAGGACTCCCAGCAATAGGAGGAAGGAACCTGATGACTCAACCAGCCCTAATCCAACCCCAGACACTACAGACACCACAGACTAGCTTAGCTACCTCGGTCTACACCCAGGAGCAACTGGCGACTATCCAGTCTCTGGGGTTCATCTCTGCTAGGGAGAGACCACCACAACGCCTGGTGGTGAGTGAGGCAGGCCTGGAGAAAACAGGTAAGACCCACCTACCCCTGACTGGCCGAGGTCCTCACTTTGTATTCTCAATCGACCTCGGTACAGAGGGGGTAGTGGAGAAGTTCGTCAGGGCAGGTGCTGAGGTCTACGTCTACCAGACCCACATCCAACGCACCCTGCCACCAGGGGTGACCCAGTCCCAGATGCATGACTATTGGAGGTACCAATGGGAGGACCTCAAGACCAAGCTATACCAGGCCTACTGTCTGAATCCTGGGACCGTGTTCATCGATACCATGACCGAGGCCTACGAACTCTGCAGGCTGGCGAACTTCGGGAAGCTGGACCAGGTCATGCCTCATCACTACGGGATAGTCTACCAGGACCTCAAGGGCATCATCACATGGGCCTATGACCACCCCTCAGCGTCCACGGTCTACAGTCACAAGATGGGTCTCAAGTATGGGACCCAGGAGCTTGAGGTCAAGGGCTGGCATGACATGGAGTACCAGGTCCAGCTTAACCTCAGGAATGGACGCATCAACTCCGAGGTGGCCGGTGAGTTCCCCAGGTTCCTGCTCCAGGTGAAGGACTGCAGGGCCAACCCGTTCACTAATGGGTATGTGCTGGAAGGGGAGCAGTTCAATCTCCAGTACCTGGAGTGGTTCGTTCATCAGTGGACCCCGTAACCCAATCAATAACTCAATAGAGGAGGACACTAATGCAGGTGACACGATTATTCCCGCGTACCCTAGAGGATGGTGAGTACCTGGAGAACGTCTGTAACTTCGCTGCTAGGAGGTGCCGTACCCTCAAGACTCACAATCAACTATGGGATGAGGTCATCGGCTGGACCCCACAGAAGCGGTCCAGCTTCTTTGGTCAGGTGGTCCACCAGGACTGGGCCTTGGATGTCCTGGAACTGACCCACCTAGTCCTGGACTGGGAAGGTGTACCCCTATGGCTTATCATCGAACTCCTACGGCATCGGTTCATCGCCAGGGACTTCTCGCTGGAGCAGCTATCCCAGCGAGCCATCACGGCATCCGAGATGCAAATCCTGGCACCAGACTGGATGCAACCACACATCAGGAACTACTTGGACGCCATCCAGGCTGACCCTGAGTTCTCTGACACACCACCAGAGGACCTCAGGGCTGGGTTCTTCCAAGGTACCCTGGTCAACCTAGTGGTGGCAGGGAATGTGCGGTCCTGGCAGCACGTATTCAATATGAGGGCACCCAAGATAGCTGGAGGCCGAGGTGGGGCACATCCTCTGTTCCAGGAGCTAGCCATGGCCAGTTTCGAGTCAGCCAGAGAGGTCTATCCTCTAGCACTGAGTCAGGGGATAATCCCGGCATGAGTGAAGTACCTCCTTGTGACCGCCACGTAAGGAATCAGGGTCAAGCATGTTCCGCTTGCTGGTGGAGATACCTACAGTGGAAAGCAATGGGGAGACCATGAGCATCCTAGTAGCCTCAGCATCCAATGACCCCTTCAACCAGGCACTAATCCCCTGGATAGGTGACCTGGCCATCCCTACCCCTCTCCAGTACGGAGACCTGAACTTTTGGGGGGTCTGGACTGACTGGGCTACCACCAGGGTCTGCATCGAGCGTAAGAGGCTGCTGGACATCGTGGACTGTGTACTGAACTCAGGACGCCATATGCAGCAGGTCCAGGACGCTCATACTGCAGGGTTTGACTTCATCTACATTATCATCGAGGGGATATTCAGGCCGGGTCCAACCACAGGACTAATCGAGGTCCGACAGGGTAAGAACTGGGTCCCTATTAGCCAAATCAGGACCAGGAAAGGGTCCATCCCAGACCTGGAGTACACCAGGCTTGACAACTACCTCAACCAACTGGACCTGTACCTTAACGTCAGACATAAGCACTCAGCCGGTCCAGCAGAGACAGCCAGGATGGTCATAGACCTCTACACCTTGTTCCAGAAGCCACCAGAGGACCACACCAGCCTGAGACAGTTCTACAC